TATTTATGATTATTTTGGCATACCTCCTGGTGTTGGTGGTGTTAATCCTATGCAGATTAACGCTTTACATTTTAGAGCTTATAATTTGATTTGGAATGAGTGGTTTCGTGATGAGAATCTTCAAGATTCTGTAACTGTTCCTTTGCATAATGGCCCTGATGATCCTGATATTTATACTTTGTTGCGTAGAGGTAAGAGGTATGATTATTTTACTTCTTGTCTTCCTTTTCCTCAGAAGGGCCCTGATGTGACGTTACCATTAGGTACTACTGCTCCTGTTGTTTCGGATGGGAATGCTCCTACTTTTACGAATATATTTTCTACTGTCCCTGGTGCGAATGCTGTTATAGCTCCTAAGAATGCTGCTGCTACTCCTGACCTTATTTGGGGTACTTCTACTACTGCTGGTGGTTCTGGTATGGTTTTTGGTTCTACTACTGGTTTAGAAGCTGATTTGACTGCTGCTACGGCTGCGACGATTAATGATCTTCGTTTAGCTTTTCAGACCCAGAAACTTTATGAGAGGGATGCGCGTGGTGGTACACGTTATACGGAAATTATTCGTTCTCATTTTGGTGTTGTTTCTCCTGATATGCGTTTGCAGCGTCCTGAGTATCTTGGTGGAGGTTCTTCTCCTCTTTTGATTAATCCGGTTGCTCAAACTACTCAGGCTGCTACTCCTACTTTTAGAGATGGTCTTGGTAATCTTGGTGCTTATGCTGTTTGTGCTCCTCAAGGACATGGTTTTACTTATTCAGCTACTGAGCATTGTTTGTTGATTGGTTTGGTTTCTGTGCGTGCTGATCTTAATTATCAGCAAGGTTTGGAACGTATGTGGAGCCGTCAAACTCGTTTGGATTATTATTGGCCAGCTCTTTCTCATATTGGCGAGCAAGCTGTTTTGAATAAGGAGATTTATGTTGCTGGTACAGCTACTGATGATTTGGTATTTGGTTATCAAGAGCGTTATGCTGAGTATCGTTATAAGCCTAGTTTGATAACTGGTCTGTTTCGTTCTTCTGCTAGTGGTACTTTGGATTCTTGGCATTTGGCTCAAGATTTTGCTGCGACTCCTGCATTGAATGATGAGTTTATTGTAGAAGATGCTCCTATGGATCGTGTGTTGGCTGTGACAACTGAGCCTCATTTTCTTTTTGATGGTTTTTTTGCTTATAAGTGTGCACGTCCAATGCCTGTTTACTCTGTACCAGGTCTTGTAGATCACTTTTAGGAGGTTTTATGGTTAGTCCGGGTATGTATGATTTGGCCGGAAGTATAATTTCTGGCGGTTTGAATTATTTTGGAGCGCAGGCTGCTAATCGTGCTAATAAGAAGATGGCGCGTGAGCAGATGGCTTTCCAACAGGAAAGTTCGCGTGAGCAAATGGATTTTCAAGAACGGATGTCTAATACCGCTTATCAAAGGTCTATGCAAGACATGCGCCAAGCTGGTTTAAACCCGATACTAGCGTATAACTTGGGGGGGGCTTCGTCCCCCTCCGGTGCACAATCTGCAGGTGCTACAGCGCAAATGCAGAATGAATTGGGTAGTGCTGTAAGTTCTGCTCAAGATGCTCGCAGATTGCAAGCTGAGATTGCTAATATGAAGAAGCAGAATCAGCTTCTTGATAATCAGTCTTTGCAGGCTAGGTCTCAAGCTACTTTGAATGATGCTAATGCCAGTTTAGCTATGGATAATCAAAAGTTAACTCAAGCTAATACTGCGAAAGCTGTTGTTGAAGCTGCAAAGGCTAAGAGCGATATGTATCGTTCTTGGGTTGATACTTTGGGTAATCAACTTAATCCTTTGAAATGGTTACAAAAAAGAAATTGATATATATTTAGGAGGTTTGTTATGAGTAAGCGTGTTGTTAAGGAATTCTTTAAACCATCTCTGACTAAGCAGTCGTTTAAAGATGAGTGCGATATTAATAAAATAATGCAAAGGTTTAAGAAAACAATGAATGCTGATTTTTTGACTCGTTTCGCTGGTTATACCAGTGGTGAGTTCGGAGACTTTTCAAATGTTGCCGATTACAGATCTGCTATTGATCAAGTGAATCGTGCTAATGAAGTCTTCATGAATTTGCCTGCTAAGGTTAGGTCAAGATTCAGAAATGATGCTGCTTTGTTTCTTGACTTTTGTCATGATCCTAGAAATGTCAATGAGATGGTTGAACTCGGATTGGCCGTTAAAAATCCGCCTCTTAATGCGGGCGTTCAATCCGAAATAAAGGCTTCGTAAAGAAGCCGTTCTAGAGCCTGGCACATATATATACTTGATGTAAATGTGCCAGGTGACAGGATTCTTGTTGATTCCTGTTCCTGTTTTTGGTATGCTTTTTTCTAAAAAGGGGGTTTTATGTCAAAGCGTCATAAGATGTCTAAAAAGAGCAGTAAGAGATTATTCTCGAAAACTGCCCAATATATCCATCCGAAGAATATTCATGGTCAACCCATGCGTGGTGGATTTAGACTGTAGTAAATTGTAGGAAGAACGTTGGTAGCGTTCTTCCTATTTATTCCCTAATTGCTGTTATGGAGTTCTGACACTATATGCCTTGTTATCATCCTTTGCAAGCTTCTTTTTTTCTTGGTGAGAATTCTAAGAAAGTTTTGTCTTTTACTTCTGATTTATCTACTCGTGCTGCTGCTGCTTTTAAGGATGGTGTTGTGTTACCTGATTTTGTTCGTGATTCTGTATTTTCTATTCCTTGTGGTACTTGTATGGGTTGTCGTTTGGAGAAGTCTAGGCAATGGGCTACGCGTTGTATGCACGAAGCTTCGTTGTATGAGGATAATTGTTTTATTACTTTGACTTATAATGATGAAAATTTACCGAAGGATGGTTCGCTTAACAAGAAACATTTTCAATCATTTATGAAGCGTTTGAGGAGTACTTATGCCGATACTAAGATTCGTTTTTATGGCTGTGGTGAGTATGGTGATAATTTTTCTCGACCTCATTATCATGCTTGTTTGTTCAATTTTGATTTTCCCGATAAGCGATTGTGGAAGAGATCTACAGTCGATCCCTTGTATACTTCGGATACTCTTGAGCGACTCTGGGGTATGGGTTTCTGTACTATTGGTACTCTTACTTTTGACAGTGCTGCGTATGTTGCTCGTTATTGCACTAAGAAGGTGAATGGTAAGTTGGCTGCTGATCATTATGCTGGTCGTTTGCCAGAATTTGGTCTTATGAGTCTTAAACCGGGTATTGGTTCCGGTTGGTTTGAGAAGTGGAAGGGAGATTGTTTCCCTTCTGATTACTTGGTGACTAATGGTCACAAGTGTAAGCCGCCACGTTTCTATGATAAGAAGCTTAAGGTTGAAGATCCTTATCTTTATGAAAAGATTAAGGAGCTTCGTCAAGTTCGTCGTGGGGCTAAGAACAGTGACGATGATACGCATCGTCGTTTGTTGGATAGAGAGAAGTGCCAAGAGGCACGTTTTAAGCAGTTAATTCGAACTATTGAAAGGAGATAATTATGTTATTAAAGGTTTATTCAGTTTATGATTCTAAAGTTGAAGCTTATTTGCCTCCGTTGTATTTTAAGTCTAAGGGTGAGTTTTTACGTAGTTTTGCTGAAGCTGCTAACGATCCTAAGTCTAATATTGGCAAGTATCCGGCTGATTATACTGCTTTTGAGATTGGTGAGTGGGATGATTCTAATTGCAGTTTTAAGTTGCATAAGGCTCTTATCTCGATAGGTACGGCTAATGAGTTTGTGAAGGTTGCTTAGTTTTAAGACCATTTCGTTTTTATCAACGTTATGGTCTTTCCCCCGCCCTGGGGCGGGGGTAGGGGGTGGGGGGCTACATACCCCTTGCCTACTTGGTTTTATGTTGTCTGAATGGGAGTAAGGTGCTTCTATTCTTATTTTAGGTTTGTGTTTTAATTTGTGAGGTTTATATGATGCGTGGTTCAGTCCCTTCAGTACAATCTGGTGCGTTGCATACGTTTTCGCGTGCTCCGCAAGCTAATATTCCCCGTTCTACTTTTAACCGATCTCATGGGTGTAAGACTACTTTTGATGAAGGTTATCTTGTTCCTATTCTTGCTGATGAGATGTTACCGGGTGATACATTTAATTTGAATTTGCATGCATTTGTGCGTATGGCAACTCCTATATTTCCTTTGATGGATAACTTGTATTTTGAAACGTTTTTTTTCTCCGTTCCTTATAGGCTTGTTTGGGATAATTGGGAAAAGTTTAACGGTTATCAAGTTGATCCGGGTGATACTACTGATTATGTTATTCCTAAGATTGATGATGATGAGGGTGCTTATGCCTCTGGTTCTATTTATGATTATTTTGGCATACCTCCTGGTGTTGGTGGTGTTAATCCTATGCAGATTAACGCTTTACATTTTAGAGCTTATAATTTGATTTGGAATGAGTGGTTTCGTGATGAGAATCTT